GTATTGTATGACGCAATTGCGATATCTAAAGCCCCATCACCAGTTGAGGATGGATTTTGAATTAATTTTCCATTAGACATAATATATGTTGGTTTATGTATGTCATAGTTTTGAGATGCTTGAGTATATAAATCTTTAAGATATTTTGTAGCTCCGACTAGCGACCCTGAAAGAGTCATTAGTTGGTCTATACTAATATTATATTTTTTAGCAATATCAGGAGTCATTTGAGCGATTCCCATACTCGGTACCCAATTTTGTTTTTTTGCTTTACCAATCCAATAAACAACATCTCTGAATGTTGAATTTACGGTTGATAACTTATTTAAAATATATTCAAAAGGAGCTTTAACCATATATCTTGTACCACCACCCCAATCCGATTCTCTACCTAATATACCATAAGCATATCTTACCCACCCCATATCTAATTTATTGGACAAAGCATATTCTATCGCCAAAGAATTATCTAATGGAACACATTTATATGTATGTCTTAATACAGGTTCTTGTTTAGTTGAGGGAAGATTAACTTTTGACATTTCAGGAGACATTCCTCCCATCCATTGTTCTTTAATTGTTTTTTTAATAATATCTAAAACAATTTCTTCGTTGGTTTTTTTCTTTGGTTCGTAATGTGTCATTTTAGGTGAGTTACCCGTACCTGATTTAGAATGACTTTTTTCCGCCTTTCTTTTTTGTTGACAAGCGGCTTTTTTTTGAGTATCAGTCATTTTACCCGCAACACCTGCGGCTCTACATTTAGGGTATGATTTATCTGACGCTTCAGGTCTACCACAAGGAGGATGTTTACCATCAACTTTTTTACAAATATTAACCCAAGGACCTTTTGGTTGACTACTACCTTTAGGTTTCTTTTTCGTACCAAACCATACCGCCAAATCCTCAACAATTAAATCGTCCGTAACTTCAATCCATCCCTCTTTAACATTTAATGGACCATCTAATATATTTCCATCATCATCACTTAATGTTGGGTGGTTTTTAAGATATTTAGAAATTTTTTTTGCCATTTTTTCTTTCTTTTTAATTTCTTTCTTAGGTGTACTCATTTCACCATCATAACTATCATAAGCTAATTCCGCACTGTCGTATTCAGATGTTGGGACATAAAATGGTTGCATTTGCTGTTTATCAAACAATCTTTCACCCGGAGTTAATGGTGTGTTTGAATATTTTCCAGATGATGAAGCTTCTGTTGCTTCAATAATAACTTTACTACCCATATAATACTGATTATAATTTATTATAAATACTTAAAAAAATGGAAAACAAAAACTACGGAACGATTTTTAATGATGTTAATTTAATGTCAGAAGAACATTTACAGATAATAATTGATACTTTAGACCAAAATTCTGCAAAATTTTTTCTTATAAAAGGAATAACCTCAGCTTATCAGAGAGGTGCTTTTACAATTGGTGAAGTTGAGGTTTTATCAAAATCAATTAGAATTATGTCAAAAGAACCTCAACCACAATCTCCCACTGAAGAAACTAAAGAATAGTCCCTCCCTTTCTAATATTATCTTCACCCCACATCGGTTGAAGATTTTCCAATGACCAACACTTAACAAACTCCTCATCATTAATTTCATTTATTTCAAATGAAACAATTGGTCTTATGTGGTCAACATGCCACGTACCGTAATTCTCCCAACTCATCTCACCCACAAATTTTTTTTCCAAATGTGTTATGAGTTCCTCCGGACTATACCCCAATATCTTAAAATAATGTCCGTTCTTTTGTAAATTATTTTCCTTTAACACCTGATATATTGCTGTTCTGAAATTTGCAATAAGTTTATATATTGGGTCATTGGCCTTACGAGTTTTTTCATATACTCGTTTTGTTTTTCTAATTTTATCTATGTTTTTTTCTCTGTAATCTTTTAGGTACTCTTTTCTATGTTCTTTGTTTTGTTCATACCAAATTTTGGTATATTCATCTAATCTTTGTTTATTTTTTTGTCTGTATTTTTTATCTGACCTTTTTTTACCACCAATAAATCGTCTTCCTGACGGACCTAATTCTACACCATTTTCTTTAAGTATTCTCAAAATTTGCTGTTTGTTAAGACCTATCTTTTCTGAAATAGTTTGACTACCTAACAACTCTTCATTATACATTGTCAGTATTTTATCTTTTACTTCCTGTGTTGGTATATATTTTTTCATACTTATAAATATACAACATTCATCCGAAAAACCAATTGTTTTTATAATAAAATAAAAAAAAAGGTCAGATTTCTCTGACCTTTTTTTATTTTATGAACGGTTAAATTATCGTAATTCGTTCAAATCAAATGTACGAACACCATCAACGGTAATGCGGCCATAGAAGCGGTTATTTACCATTTTCTTAGCGTAACGAGTCATGATACCTTTAATAGGTGTGAAGTTGAATGGATTGTACATTGTTGGAGTTAATTGTAATGGTACATACGGAGCGTAAATGTAACCGGTATCCAACAATGAAGTACCCTTATGTCCAATTAACACTGTGTTTGCAGGGAAGTAAGGGTCACGATACACTTGGTAACGACCAGCTAATGTACCTACTCTTTCAATACCCATGTTATATTGGTCTTGCTCAGGAGAAGCATTTGATACGTGGAAATATTCCAAGTCATCAAAAATTGCTGAGATTTCAGAAGAAACCACAATCCAGTTAGCACCACCTCTCAAAGTTGATTTGTGAATTTGTGCAGAAATTTGGTTAATTGCTGTAATCAAAGTTTGATTCCAATCCTTTTGAGTGTAAGAAGTTGTCAATTGTAGACGCTTCCAACCATTGTAATCCCAACGTAAAGTCCAAGCGGCACCCTTACGAAGGTCACGAAGAATTTCACGGTCGATTTCCGCAGCAACTTGTTCAGACAATAAAGCTGTTAATTCAGCCTCAGCGTCGATGTTGTGGAATGCCGCAACGTCTTGTGCCAATTCAGGAGACCATTGAGCTCTTAATTTTCTTTCAGTAACTGAAACTGTAACAGAATTTAAAGTGAAAGAAACTTCACCAATTTTGTCTTCAAATTCCAATTCTTCATATCTTCTCCAAGCAGCCATGATAGTATTACTTGCACTAGCACCACTCCAAGTTGTTGCGTTTGGTGTAATTGTAGCCCCAGAGTAACCATCAGGAGTTGATTGACCACAAGATACACATACAGGTACTTGAGCGTCAACTTCTAAATAAATAAAACCTGCTTGTGAACAGATGTTATTATAATAACCACCGTTACCACCTGTAGTAGTTGTATTAAACGGAGCTTGAGTTTGTGTACCGTATTGAACAATACCTTGACCGTACTTTTGAGTTACTACTCTAAATAATAATGGAGTAAATGTGTTAGTATTCAAGTTTGCTGCTGCAGTTGTGTTAGGTGTGTAAAGAACCAAGTTAGACAAGAATGATTCCGAATCCATTTCTTGACCATCAGGTCCGATTAATTTACCTTCACCAGCGGTTGTGAAACCTGACAATGCAACGATAATCTTTCTGTATTCAACGTTAGAGTTAGTTGCATAACCTGAAACGATTAAGTTACCACTTGACCAAGCAACTGTAGGAGTAAACGCAGTCAAAGTAACAAAACGACCTTTAGAATAGTCAAACAAACCACCCGGATTCAAACCAGGTTCAGTTCCTTCGTAGAACATGTCATACAAGTTCTTAGGAGCTGTACCAAAAGGTTGACCTGAACCTGTAGAGTAACCATTTGCTGGGTCACCAGGATAGTTACCCGGAGAACCTACAGGAGCGTAGTGGTCACCTGATGCCGTATTAACGTTATCAATTGTTGTACCACCACTATAACCTTGAATCTGAGGAACAAAGTAGAACAATTTACCGATAGGTAAATTCATAGCTTGTACAGATACGATTTCGTTTGCTAACAATTTAGAGAACACACGACGAACAATTGGGAATACCACTGTTTCGAATGAACCTGAAGAACCGTCTGAAGTTGCTTCGTTTATCAAGAATGAAGCTTGGTTTTCATATAACTGAGCTACGTTCTCTCTTAGGTGGCCTTTAAGACCTTCAAGGAACCCTAATTTGTCCCATTTGCTAATTGTGTCTTCTTTAATAACTTTCAAGTGTTTCAACCCGATGTTACCAACAAGACCGCTTTCTAATAATGCACCCATTTTTAGTGTATTTTTTGTTTATTTAGTTTATTTTAATTTTCCCATTAAATCTTTCATTCTCAAGAATTGTGGATTTTCATAAGTTCTAGAC